ATTTATTATATCTGCTAATGAAGTATATCTATATCCACCAAATACACTATCAATTAACTCAACTCTTAGCTCGCCTTCAAAATTATTTTCAGCTAACTCGTCAAATGCTTGATCACCGTCACCACCTACAGTCACTGTTAATGTTGTTCCGCTAACTGTAAAATCAAATATTTCTCTATTTAAATAGCTAGTTTCACCCGCTGTAACATCAGCACTTTCAACATATACTTTTATATCAGCAGCTGTAAGCGTTTGATTAAAACCTGATAATGAATATGTATACGCAGGATAATTAGTTCCAACTCCGGTAATATAGTAAACTTGACTACCAGTGTAATATATTTCTTGACTTGTGTTTATTAATCCCATTTATTATTGATTTTCAAGTTGAATTTTTTGATTTGTTTCTGCTGAAGCGCCTTGTATAACGCTAGGATCTTTTATAACTATACCAACGTATCTTAATATTTCTAATACTAAATCAACTTCGCTAGATGGATGTAATGTAAAGTCTACAGCTCCAGTAGAATTAAAAGTTAAAGCTCCATTAGAGTCAACTGTACTGTTCCATACAGGATCTGCTGGTACTGATACATAGTCTATATCAATAGAAGTTAACGTGCTAGGGTTTACTGTTATAGTACTACCTGTTACATAATATATTGGAAACGTTGTTGATGGTGCAGTTAATGGTGAAGATAATAAAAAGCTTAGTTTTGATTTTTCTATTCTTTCTATGTTTGTTAATCTGCTGTCTGTAGATACATTTATAATATTGTAAAATGTAGGTAAAGTTCCTACACCACTTGTTAATGTTACGCTTGCATTAGCGTAAAATGGATCTATACGATCTTGTATTTTTTTAGGTATATCAGCATATCCTTGTCCACCTCTACCAAAAGATTCTTTAGTTATAGCTCTAGTATAATCATGAAAAGCTTTGTCTAGTAAATCAAGTTGAGCTTGAGAACCTATTTTAGAAAACTCATCTGGTGTTAAAAAACCTCTGGACTCTTTGTTAAGTATAGCTAATACTTTTCTATATACTCTATCTACTGATATTGCCATTTTATATTTTATTATAATCACTGGCCCTAATTAAAGGGCCGTGATCATTAGTTGTTAGTTTAACCTTTTTTGTATTGATTTGTAAACGTCAACACCTTCGTCAGTTTTAAGCCAAGCAGCAAATGCGCTGTATGGATTTTCATCAAAAGGTACTTCCATTAATTTTCTATCAGTTGCACCCCAAGTAAATCTTCTTTGATCTTGCGATAAAGTTATTATACCCATTTCGTTAGCTTTAATAGCTAAATTTCTAAGTACAACATTTTCATCATTTACAAGATCTAAAAATAAAACAGGGTTTTGTCTTGCGAATAAATACAAATCTCTTTTTATTTCAGCTGAACTCATTTTATCAACAGTAGAACCTAGTTCAACTCTTAATATAGCTTCAGCTTGATCTATTTCAATTGATGTAGCAGTATTTAAAGCTTTCATTTCAGTTTCAATATCAATTAAATCTTCTTTTGCTTCTGCAACATCATCTCTTTCTTCATAAACAATACCTTTTTTAGGGTGATACAAAGATAAAAGTTTTTGTAATGGTTGATTTTGTTTTGGCACATATAATACACCATCTTCAAATATAACATGATCTAACATTACATTATTATCTTGTTCATCAACAAAAACAGATTTTTGATTACTAGAGTATCTCATCTCTCTATTAATACCTTTTTGTTCGTCCCACCATAATAATGGTTTTTTTCTTGTTGATTTAGACTGTAAAACATAAGTTAATGGTCTACCATCTTGTCTTAAATAGTATTGTCTATCTTTCATCTCCCATTTTGGAGATGTATCTTTTACTTGTACTGGTTCTTCTACCAGTACTTCTTTTTTCTTTTTTGCCATAATATAATATAATTAAATAGTTAAAATAAACCTAAAGGCGCCATATAGACGCCTTTGGTTTAATATAAATTGTTATTAAGCATCAAGTGCTATTGCACAAGCTGTAATGTCAGAGTCAACATAAACTCCATTAACATCGTCAGCAACTACAATATAACCGTTAGGCTTAAAACTGTTTCCACTAATTGCCTCTGCAATTGATTTGAAAACTTTTAGCTCTGTATCAGCTGTTACAGTTAAAGTAACAACATCAACACTACCAGCTTGTCCATCACCAAGGCTACCTGGCGCAAATTTAATAAGTAAAGTTGCATCACTAGCTACAGTCATAGATTGAATTTTTGATACTGGGTACATTGCCGCGTCATCAGCCGCGTCAATAAAAATTAAAAATTTTTCCATGTTTTAAGTTTTAAGTTTATAGTTTTTGGTTTATTATAAGGCGGCTTTTACACCGCCTTATTTTTTAATCTACTATGATTCTTTTAAAAGTACAAAGTTATTAGCAGCTTGTACAACTAAACATCTTTCAGATAAATAGTGTACTTCCATAATATCGTCACCGATATATGATGCACCACCAACAGATCCTGTTACCCAAGACTTCATTCTTCTATCGTCAGTTTGAGAAGCTCTATATCTTACGTGTAAGAAAGGTCTCTTGATATTTCTACCTAAGTTTTCATCATATACAGATGATACACCAGCAGGAATTAAAATTCCAGAAATATCTCCAAAACCACCTCTACCAGTAGCATCGTTTAAGTATCTCCAGTCAGACTTATAAAAGTCATAAGAACCTCTTCTTAGTCCTGAGAAACCTAAGTTTAACGCCATATCAGCAGAATTTTCAAATACTCCAAATGAAGCACCGCCACCGTAGTTAGCGTTTAATCCAGCCATCATGTCATCAAAAGTTAATGCTAAATCTCTGTTTACGTAAAGGATATTTTCTTCAATAGCACCTTGCTTATCAAGATTTTTAAGTACTAAATCAAAATCAGCTAAAGAAGCTAAATCTTCAAATACATTACCTCTTGTTTCTACTGCTTGGAATAAACCTTCAGTACCGAAGTTTTCACCAGCAATACCCATATCAGTATCAGCAGTTGAAGAACCAGGAACACCTTTTACAGATTCAATCATAGACATTTCTAAGTAATCTTCAAATCTTAATCTAGTTTCACTAGCAGATTTCATATACCAAGAAAAACCTGATTGTCCAGACTCATCAATTGTTTCAACCCAACCGATTTGAGCAGTATCAGAACCAGAAATTTTAAAGTGATCTTTAATAATAATTGGTCTATTGTCAAATTTAGTAAACTGAGGCTTAAGTTCACCTACCATAGAAGCAGATCCTTTAGCAAACTCAGAACCAAATACGAAAACATTAATAGCATCACCATCACTAAAGTCAGCTGATAATGTAGCTACTTTATAAGGCTTAACATTAAATGTTTGACCAGATGTTGCAGAAACTCTACAAACATTTGTTTTAAGTCCTGTAGCAGCATCAGTTACGATTACTGTAGCACCTACTCTTACAGAGTTTGTGTAATCAGAACCTAAAGTACAAAGACCAGAAGAAACAGTTGTAATTACCGCAGTTTCGTTACCAGACTTATTTTTGTAAGCAATATGTAATCTGTTTTGCTCAGACCATACTACTTGATCGGATTGCATAGGCATCTCTGCCCCCACCATTGCTAAAAATCCGTTGATTGTACGATTTCCGTATCTTTCGATTTCTTGTTCGTACAACTCAGGTAGGTATTGTTGCGCCCAACCTTGGTTAGCTGTATTAGCTAAATCTAAATAGTTGTTCGCACTTACAGTTTGAGTTGGAGAGTTAGTCAAAGAGTAACTTCCACCTAAACCTAAAGACGTATTAAATCCCATTTTTGTTTAATTTTAAGTTGTTATTTATTTTCTAATTTTAAATTTCAAACTAGAACTATCATCACCACTTAATACTCTAAACTTTCTACCACCAGCATCAACAACAGGAGCAGCAGTTCTTGGAGACATATCAATGTTTTTAGCACTCATACTTGATTCTCTTATAGCATCTGCTTTACCTTGATCGTAAAAATGTTTAACAATTTTATCGATGTTTTTACCAGCATACAAAGCCTTGTGATATCCTTTTGCATCTTGCATCATATTCTTATCGTCAAGAAACTCTCTTACGAAATTAGATATATCGCTTTGATACTCTTTAACACCTTGAACATCTTTAATATTGTATCTATAAGTTTTTTCTCCAACGTTAAAGTCAAAACCTTTGAAATTATTATTGAATACAGAGTCAGTAGATTTTTGGAAACGTTCTAGCTGTTGTTTTTGGATCTCACTATTAGTGGTTTGTTCTTGTTTGTATTTATTGTAAAATTCTACTGCCTCTTTCTGCTCGCTGGTCAACTTAGAACCCAACTTGACTTCTTTGTAATACTGATCCTTCAGGCCAGTAAGATGCTTTCGAGCTTTTACAATTTCTTCTTTGAAAGCCAATTTTTTCTTTTTAATATCTCTTGGCTCATCAAGTTCCTCATCAAATTGAAACGTATCTTCAATTAAGAAGTTTATTTCTTCCATATTTAAATGAGGTTTAGTCGTTTTATAATATTCTAATAATAAAGCGTTATCATCTATATTAGAATAATCCGCGTTTAATCTAGCATAATCTTCTAGAGTTCCGCCTGTATCTTCCATAAATTTAACTAAATCTTTTAAATTTTCCGGTACAACCACTTGCGGCTCAGGCTGTGTTTGTGTTACAGGCTCTTCAATTTTTTCTTCTACAACTTCTTCTTCTTGCTGTATATCTTCTTCTTTTACCTCTTCAAGAACTACCTCTTCTTCTTTAACTTCTTCGGCAGGCTTTTCAACTTTCTCTTGCTTGTTTTCTTCAGAAACTTCTTTGCTAGCGTCGGATTCGTCGCGAACAGGTATTTCATCTGTGCTTTGCTCTTGAACGGGCTCATTTTTCTTTTTTAATTTAATTTTAAAAGTACCTTCTTCATTATCTAGCATTTTAGCTTTAACTTTAGGTTCTTCTTGTTTTTGTTCTTCATTAGAAGGTGTTACAGATGTTTCTTCTGTTTTTACTTCTTGAATAACATTTTCTTGTTTTTCAGTGTTTTCCATGATATAATATTATATAATTAGTAAATTACCTAGGCTCAAATTGCTCTAGGCCAAAACCATCTAAGTTATCAAATCCAGCTGATTCAAAACTTTTAGGTCCTGTGTCTTTTTTTCTTTGATCAATTAACTCGCTTTGTTGAGTTGCTTGTATTTTAGTTCTTTCGTCTTTTCTATCTTCTTTTTGTTTCTCTCTTTGTTTTAATATATTAGCTTCAGCTTGTCTTAACTGCATATTCATTTCAAACTCAATTTGCATTAATTCTTTTTTAAGCTGTGCTTCTCTTTCAAGTTTTTGCATTTCAAGATTAGCTTTAACTTGCTCCATTTGAGCTTTACCTTCGTTTAAAGCTTGTTGCTTTTGCATTTCAGCAGCAGTAGCTCTTTCAGCTGAAGCAGCATTAGCTTGCGCTTGCGCTTGTATGTTTTGTTGAGCTATTTGTTGATCAATAGCTTGTTTAGCTTTTCTTCTTATTTTTAATAATTGATTAGCTAATTTTATATTTCTAACTTCACGTATATCAATAGCATCTTCTAAATTTATACTATTTTGTTGTAAAGCTACTTGTATATTATTTTCTAACCTAGCTTTTTCTTCTTCATCAGGTGCTAATTCTAAGAATATACCAAAATCATGTAAGTGTAAATTAGCCATTTCTTCTAATGTACCAACGTTAAATTTACCTAATGATTTTATAAACGCCTCTCTTGTCGGTGAATATTCTATAACATCTGATATTCTCATAGCAATACACTCTGCTAGTGATAAAGTTATATATAAGCTACCTTGCAGTATATGTCTAGTTGCAGTATTACTATTTGCAGCTGCGAGCTTTTGAACACCTACTAGAGCGTTTTTATCTGGCATACTACCATCTCTAGCTTCATTAAGCCCAGTAACATCACGCATCATTTGTAAATAATAATTATATGTATTTATTAATGATGCTATTTTACCATTTTTACCACTTGAGTTTATTTCAGTAACTGGTCTTATACCTCTGTTCATATCACCATCTTGTGTCATTGATCTACCAATAACAGAACCAGTTTGGAAATACATATTTAAAGCTTCTTGTGGATTATAGTTTGTACCATTACCTAAATCTATTTCAGCTAAAGCATCAGCATCTAAATAAACACCGTCTGGCACCATTTTAGACATTACTTGTTGTAGCTTTAAGTGTGTAAGTTGTATCATATCTGCAAAACCAGTTATACGACTTACTAAACTTTCAATACGACCTTCATACATACGAGGAGCACACATACTATAACTCATAACAGCTTTTGTAGTATCAGCTTTAGGTCTTATCATGTTTTTCTTTAACTCCCATTTTAAAAGTTTATCTGAACCACTACCTAATATTTTAGCTCCTTCATATATAACTTCTATAACTCTTTCAACTTTTTCAAAGTCTTCGTTTTTAGGTGGATTAAAACCACTGTCTTTTTTAATAGCTCTTTGACCACCAGTAGGTGTGTTTTTTACTTTATATACTTCGCTCATATAAGTTTTATATTCAAAATATAAAACACTTATAGCGTTGCTATCATCACCTTTTTTATTTACTACAGTTCTTTTTCTATATGCGGTTGAATAACCTCTATATCTTTCAATATCTTCATCTGTTATTTCTGGAAACTGTTTTTTAAGTTCATTAGCATATATTTGTTTTACTTCACCAACATAATATATATCATCAAAATAAGGTGAATCAGTATAAGAATAAACTAA